GGAAATTGCTGACTTTTATTCAGATCAGATATGTAGACTTGTAGGTACTACAAAGAAAGAGATGATGTCTGGATCGAGGATGCTTCATATCGCAACGGGGAGGCACGCTCTTTGCTATGTGCTTAGAACATACCACGGCAACATAGTGACACTGCAATCAATTGCCAACCTCCTCGGTAGGCACCACACATCAGTCATTCATTCAGTACAAGCTGTTGACCCATACCTGCCAAATTGGAGGTTCATCAATAAAATAAAGAGAATGACTGATGATGATTTACTTGCTATCTTGCAACCCGAAAATAAAACAATTTAATACAATGGAAAAACACACTCAAGGATTCGATGACTGTCAAATTAATGACCACCACTGCAAGTACGAAAAACTAATCTCCGATGTAGTAGACTGGGCTGATGACAAAGGACTGGTGAAAGAAGAGAATAGCGACAAACAGCTTATTAAAGTAATCGAAGAAGTCGGTGAGTTAGCGTCAGCAATACTCAAGAAAAAGCGCAAAGAGGAGATTGATGCTGTTGGAGATATCATGGTTACGCTAATCATCTTCGCTGAAATCCGTGGCTATGATGTTATGTCTGCCCTTGGATATGCCTACCAGGAAATCAAAGACAGAACAGGCAAGATGGTGGATGGTTCATTCATAAAAGACTAGATAAAGGTTTAATGAATGAGTAGGCCTCAACATCCGGGGGGCGAATACTCCCCTCCCCCATTCCATCCAGACGTAGCACTTCATCTATTCAGAATTTGGGTTGATGACTATGGTGTTAGGCGTAACGCAATAGCAGGCAATATCGGTATGACTAGGGCTTTCGTTGAAAGGATTTATCATGGTGAGCAAAAGCCAACAGTCAACTTCGCCAGGGGTATCCACAGGATTATGACTGATATGATTAAAGATTTTCAAATTTGTCAAAAAATACAAAACGATGAGTACTACCCAACAGACTCCAGAGCAGAGGATATCATCCAAGATTAAAGAAATCGAAGATCTCTTATTGATGAAAAATGCTAGTTACGGGAACAGCGCACTTTCCCCGCTAGGAGTTTTTAGTGCGCTAACCCCAGTCAAAGCCATCTGCGCCCGTATAGACGACAAGCTAAATAGAATAAAGAACAAAGGGATTACAGACCAAACCGAAGATACGATTACAGACTTGATTGGTTATTTAATTTTACTAAAAATAGCCTTAGAAGATGACCACGACAAACCAAACCCCAATATTACAGAGACGAATAACTATTTTCCAGACACTTTCGTCAACAGAACAACCACATACTATAAGTCTTTCTCAAGCGGTAACGCTGATAATGGATGGCCACAAAAGTTCTTTACCGATTATTGAATCCCTAAGGAATGAAAAAGACAAGGATAAGAAGAATGCAATTAAGAGGAAGCTCCCAGTCATATTGTTCTCTGGGATATTCTCTAAGCGTGAAGACTCCGCTTTAACTCAGCACTCAGGCATTATCTGCATAGACTTGGATAATGTATCTGTTGTAGAATACAAGAACAAGCTTTCTTTCGACCCATATACATTAGCCTGCTTTGTCAGTCCCACCGGCACAGGCTTGAAGGTGTTGATGAAGATAAGCAACCCGGAAAGACATAGGGAGCATTATAAGGCTATCTGCAAGTATTACAAGGATGCTCACAATATTGATGCAGACCCCACGAGCATCAACGTGAGCAGGGCTTGTTTTATAAGCTACGACCCTGAGATAATCCTCAATGAGGAGTCTGCTGTGTATGGGGGCTTGATAAGCGAAAGGCCTAAGGAGGATGCTCTTGTGAGTCAGCCTAACATAAACACAGATTATGAGACGCTGAACATAGCCTGCAAGATGATTAGGAAAGCCCCTGATGGTGATAAGCACAATGTCTTGTTGAGGGCATCTATACTTTGTGGTGGCTACATAGCTTCTGGAAATATGGAGGAGGATGAGGTGGTCAGGGTTTTATCGAGGGAGATTTGCAAGAGGGACATTGACTCGATATCAGGGGCGCAGCACACTATAAGGGATGGCATTGCGAGGGGTAAGACACAGCCTATCAAGAGCATCCATGATGAGAAAGATAAGATGCGTAGAGAGTTGCGTATCCTGGATGGGGATATGTCGTTCATCAGCAGTAATGATGAGGACTTTAAGTGGATATCAGCGTATGCTGGTGGTGTTATCAAGCAGGGCATTAAACTTGGCATCCCCTCCATTGATGACCATTGGAGGTATAAGAGGAATTTCACTATTATAAATGGGCATAGCAATATCGGTAAGACGACATTTGCGCTATACTTACAAGTGGCTGCTGCTATGAACTTTGGGTGGAAGTGGGCTGTGTATTCATCAGAGAATAAGACTGCCTCCATCAAGATGAGGCTGATGACATTTGCTATGGGTATGCCTATTGATAAGATGACGACTGCGGATATGAAGATGGCTTATGATTGGGTTGGGAAGCACTTCATCATCATTGACAATGCCCAGACTTATAGCATTTATGACTTGATTACATTCACTCATAAGTTGATTGCCAATGATGGCATTGATGGGGTCTTTATTGACCCCTACAATGGGCTTAAGAGGGATATGAAGCAGGCGTTTAGCCTTGGTGTTCATGAGTATGACTACGAGGCTGTTAGTGAGCTGTTGACGTTAAGCAACTCAAAGAGCATTGCTGTTTGGCTGAATGTACATGCTGTTACAGAGGCTCAGCGGGTTAAGGGGAAGGATGGCTTGCCAGTTCCTCCTTTCGCAGAGCAGACTGAGGGTGGCGCTAAGTTTGTCAACCGTGCTGATGATTTCATCACGTTGCACAGGAGGATTCAGCATCCAGATCCATCTATGAGGAGACTTGTTGAGATGCATATTCGTAAGATACGGGAGACGGAAACTGGCGGTGCGCCCACTGGCTTTGAGGAGCCACTTACATTCCAAGCTAACCTAAATAGAGACACCTTTTATTTCAGAGATGGGAGTAAATTATTCAACACGCTGGCTGAATCTCCATTTTGATTAATTAGATTTGCACAAATTAAATTCAATGACTGAACTAATACACGGCGATTGCCTTGATGTCTTGCGCTCTATGCCTGATTGCAGCGTTGATGCTGTCGTTACTGATCCACCGTATGGCCTGTCGTTCATGGGCAAGAAGTGGGACTACGACGTACCGAGCGTTGAAGTGTGGGCGGAGTGCCTTCGGGTGTTGAAGCCTGGCGGGCATCTGCTGGCGTTTGCTGGCACGAGGACACAGCACCGAATGGCGGTAAGGATTGAGGATGCGGGCTTTGAGATTCGTGATATGATTGCGTGGGTATATGGATCGGGATTCCCGAAGTCGCTGAACTTAAAGGGTGAATGGCAAGGTTGGGGTACTGCCCTCAAGCCTGCGCTGGAGCCTATCACCGTAGCCCGGAAGCCGCTGACTGGCACGGTAGCCGAAAACGTGATGGAGTGGGGGACGGGAGGGCTGAACATTGATGGGTGTCGGGTGGGCACATCCGGCGCTCGGTTCAATGGCCGCAATGTCGATAGCGATATTTACGGCAAGTACGGCACCAGCAAGCCCAAGGAAGTCTACGATTATGGCCGCTGGCCCGCGAACCTCATCCACGACGGAAGCGAGGAGGTGGTGGGGTTGTTTCCTGATACCAAGAGTGGTAAAATGGGGCCTTGGAATAACAGAACAACAAACGGCTCTCCAAATGGCATTTACGGCAAGTTTGATGAAGAGCATCCGCTATCCGAAACCTATGGCGATTCAGGCTCCGCCGCGCGGTTCTTCTACTGCGCCAAGGCAAGCAAACGCGACAGGGATGAGGGCAACAACCACCCAACGGTCAAACCCACCGACCTGATGCGCTACCTGTGCAGGCTTGTAACGCCACCCGATGGCACGGTGCTCGACCCGTTTATGGGATCAGGAAGCACAGGCAAAGCGGCGGCACTCGAAGGCTTTAGCTTCATCGGCATTGAACGGGAAGAAGAATACTGCGAGATAGCAAAAGCACGGATTAAACACGCACAGCAATGACCCTACCTGAACTAACGCACCTGCTGAACCTGATGGATGCGGACAACGAAAGAACGCGGGAGGCTTACAAACTTGGCATCGACCTGACTGAATTTAGAGAGAGCGCACAAGAAGTCATCGAACTGCTGTTGAAGCACGTATTTAATCAAGACCAGTACGAGTGCTTGACTTGGTGGATGTACGAAAAGGACTATGGCAGGCGTGAGCAGTTGCAGATGTGGGATAAGGATGGGAAAGAGATTTGCCGCACGGTGGAAGAACTGCATCAATTTTTATTCGCGTGAGTGACCGCATTGTTGAATCAGTTATTGACCAATTTAGGACAAGAGCGGAACAGGGCAAGCGCAAGTACGGCACAACGATGGAACGCGATGACCTGACCTTCACCCAATGGATTCAGCACTTGCAAGAGGAGTTGATGGATGCGGTCGTTTACATTGAGAAGATTAAGCAATTAGATTGGACTTCAAATACACAACAGCGATAAAACGCATTCGGCAGGTGGCCGCTCGGAAGAAGGTGATTCAGGGCGGAACATCTGCTGGATGTTGACCCCCACTGGGCAACTGGTGGGGGAACGGAAAAACCATCGCCATCCTTGCCGTGCTAATCAACATCGCAGCCAAGGCCAAGACCGAGATCAGCGTCGTATCTGAATCAATCCCGCACCTGCGACGTGGTGCGATGAAGGATTTTGGCAAGGTCATGCAGTGGACGAACCGTTGGCGTGACGAAGGTTGGAACAAGACGCTGCTAACCTACACCTTCGTTAACGGCAGCACGATTGAATTCTTCAGCGCAGACCAGGAGGCTAAGCTACGCGGCGCAAGGCGGCAGGTGCTATACATCAACGAGGCCAACAACATCGAGTTCGAGGCGTACCATCAGCTGGCCATCAGAACAAGCGAAGCTATCTACATCGACTTCAACCCGGTGTCGGAGTTCTGGGCGCACACGGAGGTATTGGCGGAGCAGGACAGCGAGTTGATAGTGCTGACATACCGCGACAACGAGGCGTTGCCGGCGACGATACGCGATGACATCGAAGCGGCGCAGGTCAAGGCGGCGACATCGACGTACTGGGCGAACTGGTGGAAGGTCTACGGCTTGGGCGAAGTCGGATCACTGCAGGGCGTGGTCTTTGACGATTGGCAGCAGGTTGACGGCATCGACTTTGCTGGTGACAAGCTGGTCGCCATTGGCTTGGACTGGGGCTACACGAATGACCCTACGGCGGTGGTGGCCGTTTACAAGCGTGGCAGTGCTATTCTCCTGCATGAATTGATCTACCAAAACGGCCTCACCAATCAAGACATTGCTGAACACCTACGCAAGCTGGGCATTGGCAGGTCGTGGCCGATCATCGCTGACAGTGCTGAACCCAAGAGCATCGAAGAGGTGCATCGCCTTGGCTTCAACATTCACCCGGCAACGAAGGGCGCGGATAGCATCAGGAACAGCATCGACATCCTGAAGCGGCAGCCGATGCTCGTCACCAGAGAATCGACGAACCTGATCAAGGAACTGCGCAACTACACTTGGGACACGGACAGGACTGGCGCGTCGTTGGGAGTGCCGATTGACCGGTACAACCACGCCATTGACGCGGTGCGTTACGTCGCGCTCAACAAGCTATCAGCCAACGCTGGAGGCAGATACGTTATCATGTAGTAAATTTGAGCCATGCACGCAATC